AATGTTGGAACAGATGGTAGATGAGCAATATACCTATTTTTTCTTGTTTGACAATTTTGGTGAGTTTGTTATGAGAACTACCAGTATTGGCACTATTAAGGAGTTAATGCAATATCAAGCAAGAATGCAAAATAGGGGTCACAAGACTATCTATTACTTTGACGTACTGGCTTGCACAGTTGGAGATATACCTAATATCATGACCGCAGTAGCTGACTATATTGGGGAAAACTGATTTTTTCTGGTGGCGGGGACGCTAAATCCGTTTTGAGATTATCTCTTGGCAGTCCGTGCAGCTCTTTTAAATGCCATCGCAGTTGGGTAACCTGCTTGACCAGGACGTTTAGCAAGTAATCCCTTTTTACGTCTTTGGTTAATGTTGTAGTACAAACCACGTTTAGCTTTGGGAGTTTTCATCTACAGTTCCACCTTTTAAGTGATGCCCTAGCCCTTGTTGCTGGACCTTTAGCTTTTCTAACCACACCCTTCATTCTTGCACAAAATGAATTATGTCTTGAACCTGATTTCTGGGGTGCTTTTAACTTGCTCCCTGTTGCTCTGTTATATTTTGCCCGTCCCTTGGCTGTTAGTCCTGCCCCTTTTGATGCAGGTAATTTCTCCCCTCTTCCTTCCGATAGATTAGTTGATTTAGGCAAAGCTCACCCCTTCTTTAAGTTGTGCAATAGTTAGTCCTTGCGTAAACTGAAAGTGTGCCATCTCTTTAAATGTTTTCCAATCTCCCGCCCACTCTAGTCCTGCCTGTTTACCTAGCATAGCCACAGATTCCCACACGGGATGACTTGTATCCCAGTCTGGCTTACCTCCTACAATAGGCACAACATCAATAGCGCAGCGGTAATTATGATAAGACTCACCGCCTTTTGCATTGGTGACAACGTGACCTTTGGTTGTCCTTCCCTGGGCATACAAAGCATCCTGGCTTTCAATGTCACGATATGTAGATGTAATAAGCAGGTCAATGTTGTTGTCTTGACACAGAGCAATAAAGTGTTCAACCCTTGATTTAACTTCTGGTAGTAACTCATTGATGTCCCTGCTATTTATCATTTAGCTGCTACTCCTTGCACCTTTTCAAATGTTCTAAGTCCACCCATGCCAAGCATACCCATCATCAATTGCCAGAGGTTGTCATCCAAGCCTGGCAAAGGTGGCAAAGTATGTCCAGCCATCGTAGCAATAGTACCTGCTAGGGGTCTAACCAAATACTGATATGCCAGTGCTAGAGCACATACCCAACCGATAGCTGGTCTCCAGCCTGATACAAACAAATTAACGTTTGCAGCTTCAATCTTGTTGATGTCAAGCTGACCTGTAATCTGTGCAAGCTCACCAGACTGCTGTAGCTTTAGCAACTCCAACTGAGCAGAGGCTTTCTGAGCAGGGTCAGGAAAGATTCTGTCAATCAAAGATGTTGCCAGTCCGAGTACAGCTTCTAGTGGGAACATTAGAACCCCTCGCCAGGACAAACGTAAACAGATGCGTTAGCTGCGTCTCCAATTACTTTCGCATAAACGTTAGCAGTAGGACCAACCTGTAGCCAAGTTACAACTTTGTAAGAGTAAGGAGGCAACGAAATAACGTTAGAAGGTCCTGTGTCTGGCAAAGAAACATTGAAAGAATTAGACGCATTTATCTGTACATATACCGCAGCACTGGTATCAGAGTTTGCCAAATAATACTGTTGGCAAGGACTGGTAGCCGTGATGGTAAATACGTTAGATTGTGTGTTGGCAGCGCCTGTGACCGAAACCTTTACGGTCGGACCCATGGGCTGAAAAGGAATATTATTAGCCATTAGTACACCTTCTTGCCTGAACCTTCAGTTGGGCTTTTTTTAGTGTCATAACTGGGTGTGCCAGAGAAATCAATTACAGAACGAAAACCTCCTTTTGGCAGAGTGCCAGGAGTCCATCTAGCCATGTCAACAGAACCATCTCTGGGCAACTGTGGACGAATTGACTTGGCTATTTGTTGGTTAACCTCGTGTGGTCTTTGAACTTGAGAATTAGCCATGTGCTGATTCTCATAACCGTCTTTGTTAATCCACTGATTCTTTCTGTTGCTGCTTGGCATTATTTCTCTCCTTGTTGGTTACTATCAAGTAACTGAATAACACAAATATACTCAAAGTTGCGACTCTTGTCCAATCCCCTGCCCACATTGTGTAGCAAGCCAGACCGCAACTCATCGACAACGCCAATATCGTTATCAATCGGTCTGAGATGACCTCTAAGGCTAGACGTATTAAAGTTACTGAATCCATGATTTCTCCCGTTAAAGGTAATCATATTATCATATATCCTTATCTTCTTCCTCGTCATCGTGGTTAAAAAACCCTGAGCCGTACTCGTCATCCGATAGCTTTGCTTTCAAAGCCTCTAGCTTGAGCGCACGGTCCAGTATCTTTGTCTTGTCTGTCAGTGATGCGGTAGGGTCAATCATGGTAGCCCTGAGCAACTCAGAGATGGCTTTCTCAAGCTCTGGGTTTATACCTTTGTCTTTACTTTTTTTGCTCATAATTTAAAACCTAGCTTAACGGCTTCTTTTGCTTTTTCGTTTAGCTGATTTTTTGGGCTTACGAGCCGTTGACAAAGCGATAGCAATAATTTGTTTGCGGGGGCGACCACCCTCTTTTGTGAGCTTGCTAATGTTTTCTGAAATGACTTCACGAGATTTTCCTTTTCTGAGTGGCATGATTAACTCCTATAAATTTTGAAATCCACCAAGAATACTTCTTGCTAATGGAAAACCAATAGCAGAACCAGCTGCTCCAATACCAAAATATTTCAACATATTTTTTCTTGACTCAACTTTTGTCGCTTCTTGGGCGTATTTTTGAACAACGTCTTTTATTCCCGCTTCCGTCATCCATCCTTGATTTTCAGGAGCAAATGCAAATTCTTTTACTCTAGCAGGAGTCATTCCGTCTAACTTTGTTGCTGCAAAATCTTTACCCAAATCAGAAACAAATTTTGGGTCACCAGTGGCAAACTTTAGTTCTTTTACTTTGTCTGAACTACTGAAAAACTCTTTTGCAAACGCTTCTGTATCTCTGGCAATTTCTCCTGGAGTGTATTTTTCTTCTCTAAGAATTCTTCTCATTAAATCTGTTTCAAATGGAGCTAACTTCTGAGATGCTGCTTTATATGCCTGGTCTGCTTTTTCGTAATCTTTATCCCAATCATATAAATGACGTTCAATCTTATCTATAAGATTTTTTCTGTATTCCCTAGTAAGTCCAGCGTAATTGGTAACAGGTTGACCAGGCTTGTTGGCATCACGAATAGACCGAAGTTCATCAATAAAAGCATCTATGTCTTTTTGTGTTTGAACCGTTGGAGTTTTTTTTGTAACTCTTTGAGAAACCACACCAGCTCCAAGAGGAGAAACTTGACCTCCTGATACTTTAGGCTTTAAAACAGAAAGAACGTCATCAATGGCATCTATTTCTTTTTGACTTTTTAAAAATTTATTTCCTTGAGAGTCTGTAAAGTATTTTGAATTTTCTAAGTCTCTTGCTAAAGCTATTCCTTGTGGAGATTCCGCAAAAGGTTGACCAGCAGTTTGAACTTTTCTAGCCGTGTCTTTTGCTTGGTTATATAGTTGTGTAGCTTCTTTCTTTCTAGCTTCAATAACGGCTTTTTTAGGTCCTGTTAATGCTTTTTCAACTCTTTCACCCAGCTGTTGAAAATCACTAACTTGACCAACCGCTTCAGGAGAAGTCAACGCTTTAACACCAGGCTTTGATGCTTTATAACCACCACGAACAATTGCTGTAATATCTGGAATTGTTGTACCTAATATAGATGAAATAGGATATTCTGCTTGTTCTTTTACTCTTGTTTCTGGCGCAAAACCTGTTGCTTTTTTTACGCTTTCAGGAATTAATTTACCAAGACCTTCAGCAGCTTTTTCGCCTTGCATATATCCCGCAAGTCCACCTCCAATAGCTAACAAAGGAGAGGCGACAGGCGCAGCAGGACCTGTCATTAATCCAAGACCTGCCCCTAATTCTGCTCCAGCCCATCCACCAAGCGCACCAGGTACAGCCTCAACTGCCGACTTACCTGCAGCTTTTAATCCACCCCCTAAACTAGATTCTTCTGGAGAAGTTTTCTTAATGTCTGATAGTTTTAGTCGTTTGGGGGTTTCAGCCGTAGTTTGTTCTTCCCCGCTGGTTAATTCTGATAATTTCATTTGACTTCCTCAAGTTCAGGGTCAGTTGGGTCAGAATCATCAATAACACGGTAAGACTTATCTCCCATTTTAATAATTTGATTTTTTTCGTAGGTAACTTGGTCTATGTTTCTTTGAGGAATTGTTGGGATTTTTCCGATGCTTTCATAAGCAGCATTTAATTTTGGTCGTAAGTCTTTAAAACCAGGATAGATTTCTTCATTTAAAGCCTGAGTTGTTTGAATTGAACGTTTGGTTTCATTCAAACGCTGTCTCAAAGAATCCGCAGTTAAACCTCTCCATCCGTAAATAGGTTCTAATATTTTTTGTTCACCAGCGGTCAAGGCTTTACCACCAATCAAAAACTCTTGAGCTTGAATTCTTGCTAATTTAGATTGCAACTCTGGGAAGTTTTGTTGCAAGTTAGCAATTATATCTGGTGTAAACTTGGTCAAAGGCGTAATAAATTTTGAGTATTTAGGGTCTTTTAATAACGACTCTAAATCTTCAATATTTTTAATTACTTCGTATCTAGCTCTATATTCGTCTTTGGTTTTAGCATCTTTAGGTAAAGCACCTACGCCTCCACCAGTTGCCTTTTCTTCTTTAATCTTAAGCGCTCTTTCTTCTAGATTTAACTTTTTTTGTTGATAAGGAGTGATGGTATTTTTAGCTTCTTCTTTTTTCATTTCCTCATATTTCTTATTTTTCATCTCATAGATTTGTTTTGACATTTCATAAGTTTGACCCATGCCATTTTTGTCATAAAAATCTTTCATAAAACTAGCTTGGTTTGCAGCCATAGTTAACATAGCTTTTTGATGACCAGCTTCTTTATCTTTAGCGTACAAAATAGCAGCGTCTTGCATACCCCTGTGCAAATCATCTATGGTTTTATCTAGTTTCTTTTGAGTCTCATCAAATATGTCTTTTTGTTGCTTGATAATGTCTGCACGACCTTTTTGGTAACCTTCTAACATTCCGTTTTGTGCAGCCAAAGCAGTCTGTGCATTTGCTTTTCCACCACGACCTATGGCTACTCCCATAAGGTTTGTCAACGCCAAAATGGTTGCTAAACGTTCAGGGTTTTCTTGGTCTGGTATATAAGCTGCACTTTCTTTTTGGCTTATAGCAGCTTGGTATTTAGCCCTGGTAGGGTCTTCTCTAAGTTTTTTGTTTTCTTCTTCTGCCAGCATTACATCTTTTCCCAAAATGTCTGCTTGTTGTTGCGCTTCTTGCACACTTTTTTCTTTTTTAAACTTTTCTTCTACACCTAAAGCTGTTTGCATTTGCTGCATAGAAGGCATCAGTTCTTCTTGAAAGAACTTAGAAGATGGAGCTACAGCAGACACAGGAGAATTTACATCTGTACCCAAAGATTTTGTTAGTGTTCCCATTATTTTTCTCCTTATGGTGCGGGTACGTTAGGTTTAGTTTCATTTGTTTGCGGAGTTGCACCGTACAAACTAGCCACAGTTCTAGCTAAATTAGCAACATAATTGGCAGTCATACTCTGTATATATTGGTCTTGTTGTACGCCTAGTTGTATTGCAGAAGCAGCGTATTGATTACCCGCAGCTAAGTCTTTAGAGCCTTGTGAGTATTGTTGTTGCAACGCCTGGTTGGTCAATGACGTTATTTGATTAACCGCTTGTGCCACACCAACACCACCCCTGTTGGCAATACCTTGCCCTAACTGTGCTCTGGCAGCTTGTATTGCTGCCTGGTTACCCGCAGTCAACTCACCTCTTTGAGCTTGAGCCATTTCTTGTGCGCCAAGTTGTTGTTGAGGTGCTCCAAGGGCAGCCAGTGCAGCAGAAGGTGCGTTAGCTCCAGCTTGTGCTTTCTTAATCTGTTGTGCGCCTAAAATAGCTTGTAATCCACCTATGCCTAACGCTGCTTTTGTTCTGTCAGACATTGGTGCTTCAGGAGGAGGAGGAGGTGCTTTTGGTGTTGGCGGTGCACTTTCCAAAGGACTTACTTGCGTACCCGCAGCCAGTCTTGCGTCTGTTGGATTAACTTCAGTATCAGCAAATGACTGTGCCCCTTGATTAGCCAGTCCCACATCTATATTGGGTATGCTAGGTTGAGGGGTAATTGTTTGTGGTTGCAGAGGGCTTAAATCTGGCTGACTAGACACAGACGGTCCAGCACCAGCAGTGGAATATGGCTCGTTACCACCACCAGAGAAATCGCTTGTAATTGGTTGTGAAGGTGCGGGAGCAGTTTCTGTTGCAGGACCTGGACCTGCACCACCAGTCAAATACGGCTCTCCCTCTGTTCCATCTTCATAAGACGGAATACCTTCTTTAGTGATGCGTCCAGAGCCACCCCTCTTCTTTAGAAGTTTAGCTTCCTCATCATTGATGTAGGCAAGTTTGTGCCCAAAAGGAGCTTTTGCTTGTAATAGCTTGGCAATCTGACGCACATCTGCGCCCATTCTTGTTAAGTTTCTGACTGCGTTTACCATATTAAATTCCTAATACTGTGGACAAGTTACCGTAATCTTTAGTTTCTTCTTCCTGCGCCCCTGGCTGAAGTTTGAGAGACTGTACGTTCCAGACTGCCTTTTGTGGCTGGTCTGATTCTACTGAGACTCCACCTGCTGCGCCACCCCCCAAGCCTTGTGTCTGACCTGTTATGGGTTGAGGAGCACGTATAGGCAACACACCTAGCGTTGTACCTAAATTCTTAGGCACATTACCGTAAATGTAGAGGTTAGGGTCAACGCTTGATACGGGTGGTGGTGTGCCACCTCCAACACCTCCTCCACCGCCTGTTCCTCCGCCAGTACCGCCACCTGTGCCTCCGCCAGAACCACCTTCGCCTCCACCTGTTCCTACTCCAGTGCCACCACCACCTCCAGTGCCACCGCCTCCAGAGCCTGTTGTGCCAAGTATTGTTCCAGTGCCTGTAGTTCCAGTACCTCCAACAGAAGTTCCAGTTCCTGCGTTACCGCCTCCACTCCCAAGTGTTACTGTAGTAGTGCCTCCAGCTCCACTTGTTGTACCTCCAGTTGCTCCGCCTGTTGTTCCTCCGCCTCCACTTCCACCTGCTGTAACAGTCGGTGTACCAGTGGGTGAGCCACTAGGTGTAGTAGTTGTTGTGGTTGTTGGCGTTCCTCCTCCTGTAGTGCCACCAGTTGCACCACCAGTAGTACCACCTTGTGTACCTCCACCAGTTTCTCCACCAGTAACCCCAGTGACTGCTGTTGTACCAGTTGTACCAGTAGTACCACCTGTTGTTCCTGTAGTTCCTCCACTTGTTGTTTGTGGTGTTGGAGCAGTATATGTAATGCTTGTAGGGTCTAATGGAGGACCGCCATCATTTATTGGAGTTGGTAAAAATTGATTTATTAAATCAACAATACTTTTATTTAAACCAAGGTCTTTACCTCCTGGTGTAACAACACCGTAAGCATCAGTTCCGCTTGGAGTTTCTGTGGTAGTTGTTGTACCTGCTGGTCCAGCATTGCTTGTTGTTGTCCCACCAGTAGTTTGTCCGCCTCCTGATTCAGTACCCGTAGTTTCAGATGTTGTTTTACTAGTATCAGTTGTAGTTGCACTGGTATCAGTTTTGGTAGGGTCAGATATAGATTTTGAATCAATTGACGGCAACATATCATTATTTGATGTTACCGATTGGTTCGTCAACGTTTGAAGTTGAGTTAATTGCTTATCTACTTCTGGGCTTAAAAAGTAAGTAGTGCCATTTTGGTCTTGCAAAGATGGTGAGCCGTTTACTGTAATTAAAGCAAACTGTTGACCATTACTGCTAAATATTGGTGTGCCGTTTACAGTTCCAATAAAATTAAAATCAGCAGATGTTCCCTGAGCACCACCGCCTCCACTGCCTGCGTTTATGTAAGCAGTTAAACCCTGTAACGAATTAGCATCTAAATCTGCTAAATTAATACCAATACCAGGATTAATAGGTGGTGGTAATACAGCCGCAGCAGGGGGCAAAGATGGTGCATTTGGGTCTGTTTGTGTTACCCAAGCAGTTTGACCTCCAGTTAAATTTACAAGGACAGAATTTGGGTCGTTATTTGAACCTAAAGAATAACCTTGTGGCAATGTAATACCAGCTGTGGCAAGTTGTTCAGGCGTGTTGACATTTGAAAGTGTATAACCACCAGCAAGAGCTGCAACTTGAGTTCCTGGAGCATTTGTTATTGTTTTGTTAACACTGGCTTCTTGGTTAATTGTTCCGTCTTTGTTATAAACAACACCTTGATTGGTTATGTAACCTGTTGAGCCATCTTGCAACGTTACAGGTATTGTTCCAGGAGGCAATACAGGTTGCATGTATCCTCCCAAAGCACCTGTAACAGCTCCCGCAGGTCCAGCACCAGCCGTTAACGCTCCTCCAGTTGCGCCCGCAATAACATTAGATGTTGTTGGATTTAATCCTGCATTTTGAGAAACAGTACCAGCCGTTGAAGCAGCAGCACCTGCTATTGCATTTTGCACAGCTTGTTGACTTGTGCCTCCATTTGCCAATGTAAGAACAGCACCGCCACCCGCTGACGTTAAAGCATTAATTACCGCAGGAGATACCGTATTTTGAATTTCATTAAGTTTAAGAGCAACTTCATTTGAGCCAGTTGTTATTAAAGAATTAATTGCTGCATTTTTAATTGCTTGGTCTTGCGGTACACCCTCTCCCATTTGTACACCCGCTGACAATAACGCAGTAGCAACTCCTTTTGCAATTAACGCCTCAGAAGTTACTGCCATATTCAAATTTAATGAACTAGCAATATAAGGAGCAATTTCTCCAGCCATTTCAGGCAATAATACTGTTGCAACAATACCAGCCATAGCAGTAGGGCTAGAAAGTACGGTACTTAAAATGTTACCAGCAACGCCACCAACAAGCCCAGCAAATCCATTGCTTTCCCCCGCAGCAATTTGTTGATTAAGAACATTTAAGTCAGTTTGTATTGACGTTACATCTTTTCCTTGATTTGTTAAAAATTGTGCATTGGATGAGATTTGAGATTGGTCACCGTTTGCCAAAGCTCCTAACAAACCTAATTCAGAATACTGAATTGGGTTAGACATTGCATTTTGCAACTGTGTATACATGCTTTTTCCACCAGCATTAATAACGTCCCTTAATCCAGGTATAGCATCAATGGTGGAATTTAAATATCCATAAGTTGTATCAGGAGGATATGAAACAGTTTGTGTATCTCCCCTGCCTGTTGTAATTATTGCGTAATTACCAGTATCTAAAGCCATCAGAACACTCCTAATGCTTGTGCTATCTGCTGGTGTATATCTTGGTGAACACCTATCCAATCATAGAAGTCATCTTCTTTGTTGAAATCAGCATCTAGCAATTGAAAAGGGTTTTCTAAATTAAGAATCTGCGCTAAAGACTCGTGCATCTGGTTGTGTATAAGCAACCAATCATCAATGTTAGCTGGGTTTAAATCTTCTATAGGATAGAACGGTGTCTCTACACCTTTTGTATTTAACGTGCTAAAGAACAGTTCATGCTGTAAATAATTCTCGAACGTAAGCCTGGCAAGACCTTCTAGGTCACCAAACTCTACGTAAGATAAATCATTTTGGTTAATTTTTATCTGCCTTGTTATCTAGCTTGTCAAATATCTGCTTACAAATACTTTTAATTTCGCCTATATCTCTGTGATAGTCATCTTTAGTCACATAGTCTTTTGGCATATCACGAATGTCTGAGTCTAGACGTTCTATAGCCTTGGTTATGTTATTCAGCACCCATCCTGCAAGAAATCCTGCAATCGTGACGACAATATCAAATAGTTGTTGTAGTTCCATGTTTTATTGAGCGTAATAAGGCACTTTCACGACAGTGCCATTCAAGTCAAACAGCATATATCCTTGCGGTACAAGCGGGATACTAGCCGTTGACATTGTGGCATTGGCGTTAGTTGTGGCAGTGTGATTGATGGTCTGAACGTTTTGTGTACCAGCGTTAATTGTTACGTTACCGCTTGTAATTGTTACGTTAGAAAGAGTTAAGTTGCCAACACTAGACGTTGTTGAGCCTAATGTTATTGTTGCGTTTCCTAAAGTAGCTGTTGAATTAGACAAATAGCTATTTGGGAATGTTGCACCTAATGCGTTAATAGTAATGGTGTTGTTACCATTTAACGTCATCGCATCTGTTGTTGCGTTATTTCCTACAAAGTGAACAGCATTATTAGTAATAGTACCAATAACTAAATCTACGTTACCAGAATAAGCGTAAACAACATTCGAGTTGTAAAACCTTCCTGTTCCAGAATAAGTGCTAGATGTAATTCCAAAATCACCGTAAGCAGTTCCAGTATCGTTAACAATCGTAAAATCAGTAGACGCTTGATTAGCGTTGCTGAGATTTTGTGCAACTATCTGTACGTAACTGTTAACACTTGAAGCATAAGACGCAACAACACCTGTGTCTGAATAAGATAAATTGCCATAAGAAAATACGCCAATATTTGAACTTGATAATATATTTCCTGTGCCAACAAAAGAATTGGCTGTGACCGTGTTATCACTAATTGTTCCGCCTGTAATAGTGACATTACCAAGTGTCAAGTTACCTATAGTTGTTGCAGTGCTACCTAGAGATATTGTTGTATTACCAATAGTAACAGCACTATTTTGTAATTGTGCGTTAGTAACACCAGAGAGAGTACCGCCTAGTGTGAGGTTACCAGACGTTGTGACGTTACCTGTGAGCGTAATACCGTTGACAGTACCATTACCCTGTACTTGCGTTACAGTTCCGTTGGTTACAGTTCCAGTGATTACAGCTACAGTTTTTAACATGGTATACTAGTCTCCATCTTCTCATTAAAGGTGTTGTATGGACTTGAAACCTTGTCGAAAATGCAATGAAATAAAGTTATTATCCGAATTCCCACCGCATAAACAAATGGCTGACGGTCGATTACATACTTGCCGAGTTTGTCGAACGGCTTATATAAAAAAACATAGAAAAACCCCTGCGGGTATGGCAACAAGGCAAAAAGAAAAACAGTACCCAGAATCAAAAAAACGTTACAAAAAATCTGAAAAAGGCAAACTAGCTGCTCAACGATATATTGCGCCAAAAGACAAACAACGGGCAAGAAGTGCAGTTGCATACGCAATGAGAACAGGTAAACTTGTTCGCCAACATTGTTTTGTTTGCGGAGATGAGAAATCTTTAGCCCATCATTCATCTTATGCAGATGATATGAGATTGGTCGTGACTTGGCTTTGTGTGCATCACCACAATCAACTTCACAATGAACATAAGAATTATAAATCATGGTTGTAATACTTTAGTATCAATCCCCGTCACCTGGCGTTATATAAATAGTTGCTGTACTACTGGTTGCATTTGCAGAAAAGTAAGCATTAGGTACAAACGTAATTATTTCGTCTGTCCCTGGTAGTAATGGCAAACAATTGTTTTGTGTAGACGTAGGAACTACAGCACCAGAGGTAGCCTGTGCAGAGGTCTGACCATAGCCAAGAATAACTACAACAGCACCGCTATTGATAACCCTGTACTGATTACCACCAAGCGTACTAGACGCTACTTGAACAGGCGTAGTAGCAGTAGTAGTTGCAGATATAACTACTGTGTTACCGCAAGGAGAGAATGGTGCTGATACTGACATTACTCACCTATTTTGGTTTGTAATACCAATTGTGCTTGATATGCAGATATTACTTCTGGTGTCCACACAGCAGATGCAATAGCAGGAATAGGCGCAGGGTCTGTTTGTGAGTCTGTGTCCCCTGGGTGACGTACCCATCTGTGATAAGTGCGTGTAATCTCTACACCGTCTTTGGTTATTACTTCTGCTTGACGTACTTGAATAGTGCCGTTTTCTAGCACTTCTGTGCGGTCGATGATTGTGGATGATGCGAGTGTCATTGTGACTCCTTAGAATGATGCAGGATATGTTGCAGAAAATGTATATACATAGTTATTTGTCCACGGCGGGGTAGTTCCCGTAAAAGATATTATTTGTAAAACAGTTGAGCTTCCGGAGACAAAACTAGCATAAGAAGTTCCCGTTACATTATCTTCTCTTACAACTCCTTCATATGATCTACCATTTACCACAGAAGCTGTAGTAAAAGGTAATGCTCCGACAATCATTGCTCCTGAAGCAGTACCAGCCGTTGTAATTGAAACATAACCATTTATAAATACATTTCTTCCAACTTTTGTGTAAGTACCGGCAGAAGTATATGCAGTTAATGTTCCGCCTCCGGGGGTTAAAGTTGGTGTCCAAGTCCCTGTCTCATAGTCATTAAGCGTACTATTTGCAAGAGCACTACTGTTGTTAAATACTATTCCTGCGTTGGATGTTGTGAACGAAAGGTTGCCTGTAGTTGTAAAACGAGCAACTTCTGTATTGCTTGTTGCAAATCTTAAAGGTATTGAATCATAAGTAGAAAGCCAACCGCCACCAGATGAAACAGCAAATTCACAACGATAAGCGTTATTTGCATTTACAACATAAGCCGCATTTGTGGCGTTATATAAAGTTACATTTTGTGCAAATCCACTAGGAGATGTTGGAGTAGAAGTTCCAACGCCTAAATTTGTACCAGTAAAAGACAGTACAGTTGGACTTGCCACCGCTACGTTACTGCTATTAATGTAAACCACACCGTTAGCAGTACCACCAGAAATACTTAAGTTTGCTGATGTAAGGGTTGGATTAACAAGTGTTACGTTACCAAAAGAAGTAACCGTATTACCCAGACCAACAGATGTGTTTCCAATAGTTACGGGCGTATTAAAGTCCGCATCCAATTGCGACAAAGGAATAGACGTTGTTGCCGAAGCAAAGACATAGGGTACACCAGCCATTTTAGAACCTCACTCTTAGTTCATGTTCAAATTCAAACGTATTTACCACAAAACCAGCATTGTTGGAAGTCATGGTGAGTCCCAAATACTTTCCGTACTGCTTGGCATCCGATTTGTACAAGTAATATCCGATAGATAGCAACCACTGCACAACTGCACTGCTATTATTTACCCACGATATTACCTGATTATTGTTATTTATCCAAGATACCCCAGCGTCTGCCAGAGTAACCACAGGACTACTTCCTGTCTCAGAATCCACACTCACATTAAACGTACCTGCTTGCGTCAAAGTAGCTTCAACCGCAAACTTCAACGCCTGTTTAGTACGTATAGGGTCACCCATATCCTGTAAAGCAGTCTGTATGTAACTGCTAACACTATTGGTTGTATTTGAATACAACTGATATAAATTGTTGGAATTATCTATACCATAAAGGTTAATTTTACCTGCCAGAGGCGCAGATGTTATATAGGAAAGCGCATTCCCTTGGCTTGTAACAAACCATTTTTTCTCAAAAAATATGCACTGGATGTACCTAGAACCGCTTGGACCTATTGGAAAAGTGCTATTGACGTAGAAATTGAATACGGCACACAAAATGTTATTAATCAACACCTGTCCACCCGTTACAGGTCTTGTAAAGTCAATATACGGAAAAATACCGTCTAAAGGGTCTGATATTTTGGTGGTTGTAGAACCTACAAGCGCATAAATACCGTAGTCGTTCATAAAGAGCACGCTACGGAAGTACGGGAATATAGCGTACAACCGTTTAGAACCTATAGAAGCAGATACGTTAGTATTAGTAAATACAGTTGCACCCGTATTTGTTACCTGTAAATTACTAAATACGTTGATACTGTCTTCACCAAAGATGTACAAGAAATTATTGGCAGACAACAAGGCAGTAATGTTGCTATCTAGTGTTGAATCTGTAAGTGTCAGTGCTACAGCAGACACAGAAGTAAAGTCTGTAGGAGAAACAGAGCTAGAAGCATAAACTGTACGACCCTGCGCTACCCAAACACGACCTGAAAACGTTGCTACATCTACTATAGGGTTTGTACTTACTACTGCTTGTATGACTGCACCGCTACCTGTTCCACCAACAACCGCAACAGACGGAGCAGAGGTGTACCCAGTTCCTCTGTTGGTCATAATTACTTCTGCCACTGTATTTCCGCTAATTACAGCCACCGCATTTGCCCCTGTACCGCCTCCACCAGAAATGGTTACCGCCAAATTACCGTAAGCACCGTACCCAGTACCCCCGTTTACTACGTAAATAGACACTGTACCTGTTGCAAATGTAGTTACTTCCGCAATTGCAGCAGCGTTAGACCCACCACCACCAGAGAAAGTAACAGTGGCATTGGCATACCCACTACCTGCATTTGTAAGCGTAATGCTATTAACAATACCGCTAGATAACGTTGCAGTGGCGTTTGCGCCAGCTCCATTACCACCTGTGATTGTGACCGCAGGAGCAGTTAAGTAACCAGAACCAGGCTCGGTAACAGTGACTGCAACCACATTACCGCTTTGTATGGTGGCATAGGCAACAGCCGTGTTTCCACCCGTGACTTGAGGCGCACCTATAGTGACCGTAGGAACTGCCGTGTAGCCAGAGCCTACATTACCTACAACTATGCTTTGTACGCCTCCTGCACCTGTTGTAATCGTTGCTACAGCCGTTGCTTGCACACCATTGGCGTTGTTAGGTGCAGATATAGTTACGGTTGGTGCTGCCGTGTAGTTTTGACCTGGGTTTGTAATGCCAATTAAGCTCACAGAACCCACAGAAATTAGACTTGTACCGTTCCAGTCAAACAAACCTTTGTTGGGGTCACCTATAAACAAGTCTGTATTTTGATACTGAGCTGTGGTGACGTTAGAGCTAGATAACGTACCCGCAGTAGCAACAGTGACTAAACTACTGGTGCTTAGGTTGTACGCTTCCATGCCTCCGTTAAACTCGGACGCTACAACGTACTGACCATTGATGTTTGCGTTGGTTAGAGAGACAACAGTGTTGGAAAAAACAACGTTATTTCCTCCAATATTTTTAACATTATCAGGTCCAGAGACAATTTTAAGGTTGCCTGGTCCTATTGGCATTGCATTTTCTAGCCAATAAAATTCATCCTTATCAATAGCTGTGCGGTTAGCCTTGGTATCTACACCTTTAAAGTTTTTAATTACCGCATAGCTTTTCTTTTGCTCTGCTGATGCCATTCTTAACCTCCACTACTGTAGGGGTTGGGGATTCTTCTTGTGTAAGTAGAATTAAGAATGTTCAATACTTTTTTATTGTATTGTTGCTGGTATATCTCGGCTTCACCGTAAGATTGCTCGTAAAACTTAGCTTTGTAGGCTGCGTAATACTGCACTGCGGTACTCCAGGGGTCAAGAATAGTATCTTGCACATCAGGCGTACCTATAGACAAAGGTTGTGGCAATATAACCGTGTCTAATTCAATGTAGTAAGACTGGTCTGGGACTGGGGCAATGTATATTTGTTGTTGACCGTAGACGGAAAAACAAATTGGTCTGCCAATGTAATTCTGCCAATAACGGAGCTGGGAAGTGAAATCAGACCACGGCAAGTAACGCATAGGGATGCGACTATTACCCCAGTAAAGATTAATGTTGAGAATGTCAACCGTATTAATTCCGTTAGGTAACGCTTGAAAAGGAATAATCTCTGCATTTTGAACATATAACAAAGTTGCCGTACCATCCGCAAATGTGGTGGTAGGGGGAAAAATGTTTGTACCTGTTGGATACGCTGGTGCAGCAGTGCCAGATATACCGCTTGTTTGATACTGATAAATGTAAATGTTGCTGAACACATACTGACCTGCGGTAACGGATGTACTTGCCACCCAAGGCGTAGCAGGTGTTGTATTTGTGTTTGTGCTTAGGTAGGGATTAGAAGACGCTATGGGAGTAGATGTGTTTTGAACTGTACGCAAACACCCCGTATCCCTGACTAATTGTGAACGAGACTCGTTAATGTATCCTGTTAACTGAGCTTGAGTCCAAAAATTATTGTTGGCATCATGCAGCAGATATTCAACTTGTGTGAGATAGTTGTTGAGCGTCGGCATGAAACATCCATAGTTAAGCTACCCGCTTTTGAAAGGATTTTCCCCCCACGCCTTTCTCAAGACGCAAGGGTACTACGCCTACAGCCGAGGGTAACGAGCTGTCTTTTATAGGCTTCTCAGTTGTTATCTCAAACTGGTCTAGCTTTTTTAAACTTTCTTCTAGTTCTGCGTGGGTTTGAATCCAACCATGTCGAACCAAAATGTGTTCTCTGTCTTTAAGCGTGTAACCAAATAACTGCACAGCTCCAGCAAGAGGAATCTCTACAGATACGTTTTTTACAAACTCATAGACAACACCGTCATAACCTATGGTTAATTCGATGTTGCCACGATTGGTTACAAATACCTTATCCATTAGAAACTAACAACATCACCATAAATTACGATGTTAACCAAGTTAGAGTTACCACTAGCTGTGTTAATGTTTACGTATAGTGCTTGTGTTGTTGCCCCTGAAACTGCCGTATTTGCTCCGTATGCACCTGCAATTGTTAAATCTTGATACTTACCAGAAGTGGTCAAGTTAGACAAAACTACGTTGGCTACTACTGCATTAGAGATGTTGCCATCACTGGATGTTGTAATAGATACGTTAGCAGAAGATACACTGCCCTGTGGATTGTTCACAGTAATTCTGCGAAGAATAACAGAGCCAGAAGAGTTAGCAGATGCACCTACAGTCAAACCACCTGACAACAAAGGAATGGTGATAACACCAGACCCTGTTGTAGCTAAGTTTGCTTGAGGAGCATAGCCAATACGACCATTCCCAAATGAATCCAGGTAATACTGACTGACTGAATCGGGATTAGCCATGTGTCCTCCTTAAACGTTGTTATATGTACCACTAACGTTCTGACCACCTTCAACTGTCAAAACTTGAACAGTAGTGTTGTAACCAGAAGAGTTAATAAATACGTTAACACCGTCAGAGACAACCACACCACCTGTATTGTTTCCAATAAAAGGTCCAACAGCAGAAATGTTTCCTGTTGTTAAGTTGGTTGCAGAGGTCATGTTGATGGTCACGTTAGCAGTAGGAGGTACTAAGTACACACCTGCTGGTATAACGTTACCTGTAGTGGTTGCAGAAATGTTTGCAAACGTAAAATACGCACCAGGCGTGTTTGCCGTTGCATTTGCAAGGATAATTTTATTGAGTGCTAATGCCATTTGTCATTACTCCTTACAGTGAGAGGTAGTTGTAGTTGGTAACTTTTGACATTGCCTTGGGCTTTACAGACACCAACTCAGCAATCATAAGAACCGCACCTACGTAACCAATTTGCCAGTTAGGTAATGTGGACTCAAATCCTGTGAACACAAATGAACCTTGCTCGTGAATGTACAAGCTCAAGTAGTTGGTGTTCAGGAAGTACACAGTGCCTTCTGGACAATATGGGTCTGGATAAATTGGAACGCCCGCAACCATCAACGCTCTGAACGCTGCTTGAGGACCGTTGTTGTCACTATCAAAGCCTGAGCCAGGAGTGATAACGTATTGCTCTTGACCAACAAAGTCTTGAGCTAAGAGTGTCCATGTACCAAATCCGCAAACACCAAAAGAAGGCATTTCTGCACCCCTTTTAACTGTTCCAGAAATGTACTGAAGAATGTTTTGTCTTGTTGGGTTTACGTTACCTGCGTTGTAAACCTTAGACTGCCACCATGTGTAGGTGCTACGGTTGATGTTACCGTAAGTAGTCTGGTATGTTGCACCACCTGTACCGTCATCCACCGCTGCGGGGAGTCCGATAAATTGTTGGTTGTTTGTGGTGTTGTTATACAAGGCTGTTGCCATTGCATCCATCATCACGTTGGTTGCGTCATTCATACGTGCTTCAATCAATGGAATAATTGCAGCGTCTTGTTGAGCAACGCCTTCCATACCGAGGAACGGCACGGGAGAAATCATCAACTTGAGGTCAAACTCAGCGTTGTAAGCACCTTGTTGTACTGACGGCTGGGCAAAAGAGCCAGAGTAGTCAGACCACTGTGCGTTAACAAACTGTGCGCCTTGGACGGGCACGGTTACTGAAGATACACCACCTGATGCTTGTTGACTGTTTGCAATCAACGCTGCCATCAAAGGCGTACTGTTGTATAACTGCACAACCAGTTTGGGAATAAACGCTCTACGGGTTACATACGTAAGTTCCGTAAATTGTGAACTACCTGTCTGGGGCAGAATTCCACCACCTATAGCCATATTAGCTCCTTAAAGATGGGCATCTCTGCCCTGACAAATTTACTACCCTCTTTTACAAACCGATTGGACGTTGTGGTTTACGCAGGTCTGCGAAAGCCTTCACCGCCTCTTGCTGCGCTGCCCCTCTTGGGTCTTTCCAGAATTTGCCAAGGTCAAACTGGCGAACTGCGGAAGGGTTGTACCCAGTAGGAGTAGGCTTTGCAGCCTGTCTCATATACTCAAAATACTCGGCAGCAGTGTCGTGACTTGGAATCTGCTTTTCAAGCATGAGTTTTTCAATTTCTGGAATATCTTCTTTTCTAATATTTTTATTAGTAATCAGATTGTTCCTGCGTTTTTCTAATTCAGACTGAGCATCTCTTTCTCTGAGTTTAGACTCTAAGGCTTGTACTCTTGCATCAGACGCAGTGATTGCTCTGTTGGTGTATTCCTCAATGTCCAGCTCAGGAATAGGCATTCCAGGCTTAATTTTTTTAGTCATCCGCAAAAAGTCTTTGCGAGTGTCTGGATTTTCAGCAAGCGTTTGAGCCAGACTAGCTAACTCATCTCGTGCTTCAAGTGAAAGATTTTCTAAAGACATTTTGTTACCCTCTTACCGTTGTTAAATAATTTTTTTACCGTCACCTGGCTTTTCAACTCTCATACCGCCAAAAGCAGCTTTAGTTGCGCCAGTCAAACCGCCAAACTGGGAATAACGTGGAGTGTTAATCACAACGCCATTCTTTTGGTTGTTGTCTGTAGGTCTACGTGGTTGAGAATTACCTCTTGGTTTAAATAAATCCATGATTTTTCCTTACATTGGGGGTGGGGGAAGCCCTGGCATACCACCAGGAGGGGGAGGCATACCACCGCCAGGTGCTGGAGGTGGAGGAGGCATACCACCAGGAGGTGACATACCAGGTATAGGTGAACCAGCCATAGCTTTTCCTTCTGGAGTGCCACCACCAGCTTGCGGTAGTGTTTGCAACATCTGAAGAATTTCTGACTGTTGTAATTCGTTTGTTTTGTTCTTACGTGCACCAAGAATCTTGTTGATTGCACCGATAGCTGCGAGCGCTGCTTTGCCCTCTTCAGAATCAGAACCTAATGCAGGTAAAGATTGCTCTAGTAAATCTTGAGCCATACCTAAATTAATTTTTGCAGCCTCCTTAGAACCCATCTTAGGTTCAGGAGTTGACATTGGAGAACCCATAGGAGGTACTTCAGCATCAGACATATTAGCACCTGGAGGGGGCGCATCCTGTGCACCAGGCATAGGCGTTCCAGCAGAACGACTGCCTTTCATTAACTCCATTAACTTATCTGACGGGACACTCATATTTTCTCCTTGCCTAGTTTGTAACCACTTACAAACCATTTGTCAATAGGGTGGCAGTATTTTACGACATACTGCCAATGTCGGCATAATTACTTACGCTTGTGTTTGCGTGAACCACGTTTCATGGGAAGCTCCTTAAACAAACAATTTCTCATTAAGGGGAGAAACCATACCCTATTCTCTTTCAAGAATTACCGTCTGGTCTTGCGACCTCTTTTACCATATCTGTGCATCATGATGTCATTCCTTAATTAAGTTCTGGCGTAGTTGCGTTGCGTTCTACCGCCAGATGAGTTTTTAACACCCGTTGTTCTTTGTGTCAAGCCTGGTCCTGATGTTTGTTTACGCAATGTGTCCGTGCTCACCCGTGGCTGGTCTGCCTTGGGGCTAACTCTTGCTCCACCTACGTTTTGTGTTGCCATCATCCGACCTTCTTAAGTTCAGGTTTACTTTGTTCTTTACCAGGAGGTTTAGGCGGTTGTGAGGCTTGTTTTTCCTCCATTTTCTTCAACCGTTCTATCAACTCTTCTTTCATTGGTGGCTCTATTAAATCAAGTAATGATTTTTTGTCAATAACCCCAGCCTTAAGAAGGTTAAACGCAAGCGTCCTTGTGTCTTCCGTAAAGATGGGTGAGTTAGAGTGTCCGTCCACTTTAACCGTAAATTCTTTGGTGAACTGTTCGGCAATGAAAGGTATACCGTGCGTGTCTTTGAAGTGCGTATCATCATAAATTTGCATAGCCTTTAAGTACAAGGTTGCTAACTTCTCTAACGAATCCTCAATAATTAGTGCCCGTTTTTTTACTCGTGACGAACCCAGACGGGCTAACTGAGAGGCATGACCTGCTGACCTGACACCTGCCTCACCTTTACCTTGTAGTACGTTACCCACCCCTGATGCTTCCTCAAACATTGCATCTATCTCACGCAGTTCTGTGAAGAGGTCTGGTGGCATAGTGGGTGCTAACTTCTCTACTTTGGCGTTGGGCATATCAGTAGATAAAAGACCTCCAGCTCGGTTCAAGGCGAAATTCTTTTCGTCCAAGATTCCCGTAAATCCTATTAGGGCGGTTGGAGGTGAAACTTGCTTTGATAACAGGTCCAAGATTTCGGTCATGCGCCTGTTACGCAACTGCTGCAAGTAGATTAATCGTTGTACTTCACTACCACCCCAGTAGTAGTCGTACAGTGGATTAGGACATATCTGGATGAACGGGAGTTCACCCTTGATAAACATTTCTTCACCTGGACGCTCATAAATAATTACGTCTGGGTCTGCCTTTGTGACCACTCTGTAATCCGCAATGTCGTCACACCATATCCACAACTCAGTCATCTCAACCGTGTCTTCTGCAACCTCTGCCTTGTAGCGGTTACCACCAGCAAGGTCTAGGTTTACGTTACCGTAGATAGTTGGGTTGGACTGGGAAATAATAATACGCTCTAAACCGTTGGCTATCTCGGTCCTCTCGTGAGGCATAGAATTTATTTTTTGTAGTATCTTGTCTCTGTTGGGATGCTTGTACAGACGAGCATACAACTCAGACTTGGTGATGTAATACTTGTGGATGATTGCTTCTTGTCTATCCGTGTACGTGATGTCTTCACGCAGGACACCCACCGTACCAGGCTCAACCATGTACGGATGGATACCGTTGTTTATGATGAGCTTGACGTAAGTTGTGCCGTAAACAAGTGCCCAAGTGGTAGCCGTAGAAAATACTTGGTCAGCGTTGCTATTTAGCCACTCGTTGTTAAGAGCTTTTGTGAGGACTGGAATCTTGGTGTGCTCACCTTCTGGAACAGACGCACCCAGGTTAATACTAAATCTTGTTGTCTCAGCAGAGTACAAGAAAGAAGTAACTTGGTCTAGGTGCGGAAATATTTTGTTGTAGAGTGCAGGAGCTTCATCAGGTCCGTTACCAAAGAGATACCAGTTACGTAAAGAAGCGTAATCTACTTTACGAGAGGCAAGGGAGACTTCGCATTTATAGATGATGTCATTAAAGAACTCATCTCTATCTAGCATCCCTTTTGGTATTTTCATGGTTACTCCGAACTTGAATTAATCTTAAGTCCCTCATGGTCAACCTGACTCCCTGCACCAGGTCTGGGTGGTACAAATTGTCCTACACTTTTGGGTAAAACGCTAACGGCTTCGTCAGCAACGGGTTTAAACTGCCCACCCATGACGGATTTGAGGTTGATATTACCACCATTACCCCAGTTTACGCCACTCAGACGTTGCTTAATTATTTCTTCCTCTTGACGCTTCTGATTCTGAGCCATAGCAGCTCCAGCTTTCTCAAAAGCCTTGTCAGATAGTTTATTTTTGCGTTTTAAGTACCCAGTTTGGTGTTCACCAGCCTTTGTAGACTTAATATCGGTCATATCAAACTCTAAAGCCAGTTGTTTAAGGTTTTTATCGTTTTTCTTGGTGTTTTCGGACTTTATGCCTACTGGTTGCAAGAAAATAACAGATAAATCCCCTTGACAGAACTTTATAGGGCATTTTGCCTCCCTAGATTCAAATACACCGTGTTCTGTACACATATAGTCTTTAAGCACTGCCATATCACCCCCTTTTTCAAGTTTTTAACAAAATATTGTCGAAATTTGCGTAATTATGCCTATTTAAAGGCTTGTTTTGTACTTTAAACCCCGTGTTGGTCATTACTAACTTACTCATTGGCATTACAGCAGGAACTGGTTCTTTCCTGTAATCAGGATAAGTCTCGTTGGTATGTTTCTTCATTACCCGCAACCGCCCTTCTTTCCAGTGCATATAGGCTCTGTTAAGCCCACGTTGGACAGATTCAGTCATGGGTAGTTTGTTTTCTTTGATGATGTACATAAACAAACGGTCAGATATGCCCGCTATCTCACAGAAATTCTTAATAGAGATACCCCTGTCCTTGTCATCAAGGAACAGTTTGAGTTCTTTCTTAAGAGTTTTCTTATCTAGAGGCAACATCTTTACCTCCGTACACGCCTATCATCTTTAAATAATTGCTTACGTTCTTGCCGACTGCCAGTTGTTCAGGGGTGTACTCATCTTGTTTGAGTGACATTTCTTTTGACAGACGCATACCTATCAATCTAGGTTGTACTTGTTCTGCCCACGCAATCGTAGCTAGGGCAGCAGCTATCACACGGTCATCCTTACCTCTACCAGGTGCACCTATAAATCCATTTTCACGGACGATGCCTTTCATTTCTTCTAGCAAGTCCATGCTGAAGATGCCCATCATGCCACGCTCAAAGTAATCCTTCATGTAGGAGAGCATACGTTCTTTAGATGATGAGGTGGTTAGGAAGCCTATGGAGTTGGAGAGTCCACCCATTGTGTCGTTGCGCCTCCAAATGTAGTTTTGCATACTACCGAGTACGTCCATCATGTCGGTTGCCATCTTGCCTTGCATGGCAGAGGCTAGACGTTTTAGGTTTCTGAGTTCGTTGATGACTGCTTGTCCTGGTCCGTTAACTTCGAGGTTAAGAGTCGAGTTTTTGTATGCTCCAGCAATGTGAGCAATGACCCAAGCGAACTGGTAAGTGTTAAGCTCCGATGTGGCGAATTCAGCAACTTGGTCAAGTCCGTCTGCATAGACTCGATAGACTTGTATGCAAAATCTGTCAGCCCAATCTGAGCTGCCGTAAGCTGGGTCTGCTCCAATAACGTAGTAGGCGGTATCAACGGGTTGTTGCCATACCCGTAGCGTTGCCAAACGGTCTGAGGACGGTAAGCACTCTGTGTCTTGGAAGAGTTGCCCAAAGGCGTATCTGTAACATTCGTAGTCAAGGGTTTTGGCGTGTTTTGCTGCATCTGTACACCTGCTATTAGAAAAGAAACTTGTACCTGTCATCACAAAAGCATAGTCTTCAGTTGGTGGGAACTCTTGGTACATCAGGGTTTCATCCTTGATACCTTCTGCCATCTTCCATCTCCACCAAGCCATCTGGCGTGAGTTTATCTCAACACCGTACATCTTTTTAATTTCTCTAACCCATTCCTTCTCTTCGGGTTTGAGTTTACCGTCCCAGTAAACCTTGTACTCTTTTGTATCTGGTCCTACAGAGTAATACTCGTTGCGCCACCAACCGCAAAATATTGCACGCTGTGTCCTAGCTCTCTTAGCCGTCTTGTACATATCGTGGAACATATTGAACCCTTGTGCAGTGGATTCAAAGATGTACAGACGCTGAGGATTCTTTTCTGCAAGAGATGCTATCAGGGAAGCTAGACCTTCGTCATTTCCCCAGGAAGCGGTCTCTGTTGCATGAAGGTAAGTAATAGCCTTACCCTGCCCCAACCTAGCTTTATTTCCCGCAATTTGATAGAAGATGCGAGACCTGTTCTTGAGGACCATCTGGTTTCTATTGTGGGCAACCAAAGGAATCTTATATTCTTTGGGCAGACCATCAATATACATTCCCAACGTGCTTCGGAACATATCCCTGTTTTCTTCTGTATCTGAAACAAGTGTCCCTTGCCATCCTGGGTGTGTGAACTGCCAATATAAATCAAGAGCCAGGGATACTGTGGTAATTCCCAATTGCCTGCCTTTGAGAATAACAAAGAAATGAACATCTTCTTTTAACCCCTTATCTATCTCTTCCATGACATACGTCTGTGTCCCTAAGAGCTTACCCATTTTCTTGAGACCTTCTTCTTTTGTCTCAATCTTTAGTTCGGCACAGAACTTATAAAACTTGGCTAGGTCAAAATCCATCAAGCCTCCCAGGGCATTACTTCACCGTACTTGTCTTTCATAAACTTGTGACCTGCTTCAAAGAACTCTTTTGTAACAGAGCCAGGGTTACCACCCAGTCTGAAATTAAAAGTATGTTTCTTAGTCGTCCCAAACTTGGGGAACATCTGTTTAGCAACTCTGTAAAACTCTCTGTCAGAACCAAAGCCAGGCATACCAAGGATTGCAGATATTCCTTTTAACTTGTCTGTCCTCATGCCCCACATACACCAGTCTACAAAGTTACAACCCTTGTTGTTCCAGTCCTCGTGCAACTCACCCAGTGCTTCACACCTGTCGTTGAACAAGAACTCTCCGTCCTTATTGTGTATCTTACGCAGTGAGTATGCCCAGTCATTATCTCTGTTGATAATCTCCATCAGGCTTGCTACGTGATTGTGGTCAAACCAGTCATCGTCATTACAGAAGAATGTAACGTCTTCGTTAATCAGGTGAGGTACTGCTGCCAACCACCTGCGACCATCTTTGTCAGGAAAGGCTATAGGGGTTGGGAAGACACAGACGTGCTGGTTCTTCTTTAAAAGGAGTCTGGGGAGCATACCGTTGTCGTAAAGTAGGTAGTGCTGGACAGGGTATGTTTGAGACTGTACGGAGGCTATACACTGGTCTAGCTCAGGTCTACCTTTAGTAACAGTGACAACTGCTGCGGTTAGTTTTCTTTTTATCATTTTTCTTGTGGTTGAGTTTCAAATACAGTCACACCAGCTGGTGATACCAATTTTTCTCCTTGCCAACTAGGAGCACCTTCTGTAGCCCATTTAGATTCATTGCTAAATGATTCGTGATAAGGAGTTTTAAAAGTATCTGGGTAATGCAACTGTTGGTCTACAGGGTTGACTCCAGGTTGCTCTGCTTTACCTTGTTGCAGTGATTGATAGTAACCACGCATATCATAGTCAGGGTATTTGTCGGCAGGGTTGTAGTTAACATTATTTTGCTCTAACCACTTATTAAACGCAGCTTCTTGTTCTGGTGGTAACTGAGTCATTTGAGATTGCCAATCAGGATGTGCATACGCCATGTTCCTAGCCAACAATTCTTTCCTCATCTTTTCGTACTGCTGTTGTTGTAGCAATGCCATTATTTCTTGTTGTGTTGCCATTATTCGTCTCCTAAGTTCCAATTTGCAAAATGAAAGGCTATGTCTCTACGTTTAGCGCATCTTATCAATTCTTTGTAAAAGACTTCTGAGTAGACCTCTGCCCACTCCTTTGCCAACTTACGTTTACTTGCAGGACTAATGCACTGTATGGCTTTCCTCATCTCTGCTCTTAGTTTCAATCTTGAGTTGTACAGCTGCATCTGTATATCCTCTGTTGTATCCATATGCCAATACCTTACCCATGTTGTTGATTAACTCTACTCTGTGATTCTCTGAAGTCAACAAGGCTTCTACAAGCATATAGCAACGCTCTCTAAGCTCATCTTCAGTCATCCACAGTAGTTCTGTCATTATGAGACTCTCCAGACCCTCAAGTATTCACCCTCTGCCTTACTACTAAACTTAAAACCCAACCGCTTACCCGCCCTGTAATTGGCATTCAACACCTTCGCCCTTGCCGTCACAGGCACAGTAAAACTATCTCCCACTTCCATATCCTCATACGGGTATGCGTACACCACCCGTGGGCTTGGCAGGATACTTCCCTTTTCTATCTCTAATATCTCCATATAATCATCTCCACCTATAATCAGATAATACCATAACTCTAGGAGGAAGCAAATGTTAGTACGCACATACAGTGAATATCACCTGGGTGACCAGCTCATCCACCTGAACTACTTACGCAAGGTTTGTGAGTTCAACCCAAACACAGAAGCCATCCACTACTGCAAACAAGAGTACATACCGCAACTCCTCCCACTATGTGAAAACTTACCCATCACCCTACAAGACCTCACCCACAACAAAGATGCTGTTAACAGTTGGATAGGTACAGACGGATACTTCTACCGCTCCCCCCTCAAACGCAACTGGGTAGCCTTCCACCTAGACTGGTTCTCCCACCTCAGTAATCAGTTAGGTGTGATGAACCCTATGCAACACCCAGATGCTTTCCTCTTCAACTACCCAGCACTGGAGAAAGGCAAACACCCTAAATATGATGTGCTCATCATCAACTCTGTACCCATGTCTAACCAACTCACAGACTACAACCCGTGGTTCTTCCAGAACATGGTTAAAAAGTATCTGGCAGATGACCACACCGTTATGACTACCCTACCCACAGGGCTGTGCCAATCTACCCTAGAACTGGGTATGTCCGTCACAGACATAGGCTGCCTGTCCAAAACCGTCAAGATAATCCACGCAGTAGATACAGGACCCCTGTGGACTACCTATAACAAGTGGAACAAAGAAGCACACAGAACCGTATACGGAACTACATCAGACGTACTACCACTCAACACAGTTACTAAACAACGTCTGGCATAAATACATATTTTTTTTATGCGGGGGAGGGGTGGGGGTCACGTACATTACACCCCCAAGTCCCCAATAGGTCAGTGTGCACTCACATCACAATATGTAAGTTATTACTTACTCCCATATCCCTGGTTAGTGAGCACTTGCTTCAATATATAAATATGCGTGAGACGGGAGCGGGGAGAGGTAGTCACCCCTCTATTTTCTATCTGTCCCTAATTGTTTAATTACACTATAGATATATAGATATACACCCTCTTATGTATTATCTCAATATGATATTAATATATATTCTAACATACTTGAATACATATTTACAGTTTAATACTTTATTCTACTAGGGTTTATATATTGAAAATAATTGAAAATAGTTGTTGACAATGGTTTTTATATATATATAATACATAGTAACAGAGCTTAATAACTCTGTTAATCCTAACTTAAATCTTCTCCTAAGAGGTAAATATGCAAACAAACAATTCTTATATGTACATTATCGGCTCTCATTTTTTGAGCGCTTTAGTCAATGGTGACTACTCTGGTTTAACTAATGAGGAATCTATTCTTTTAGATACATGGTTTAAAGATAACACCATGGATAAATCAATATGGGACTTTATGCCATTTGAAGGTACTGATTTCTTTAAGTGTGAGATAACTGGCTTGATGTGTGAGACAGTAGAAATACATCAACACTTTTTTGACGAATCATTTATTTAATTTAATCCTAATTTAACCATCGAAAGAATTATCATGAAATTTGCATTTATACCAAAGGGAAACTACAAAATTGGTCAAATTATCACTGTACACGGTGAAAAGATGAGGGTTGAAAGCTACACGCACACGGGTAGAAATATAACGGTTCACACGCTAGAGAATGCACCGAAATTTAAGCGCATAGTGTGTATTTGTACCGATTCTAAGCCTATTGAGGCGGTAACGGTTTAAAGTCTAGCGTATAGCCTCTTATGGGGGCTATGCGATACGTTTTAGCGTATCTTTTTAATCCTAACTTAATGAGGTTTTATCATGGACAGAATCACAGACAAAATGCTAGAAAACAGAGTACAGAGACTGAATGAGTTAACCAACTCACCTAGCAAACCATATTCACACATTGATGGCAGGAATGTTGCTAATGTGGGCAATTTCCACTTGTCCTACGCTTATGGAGGAGTATGCGTACACAGAATGTGTAATGAACATGGTGGATGCCGTACACCAATAATCAGTTACCACACTACTAAAAGGCATCTATACGATTTAATTAACGCCTATTTAGACGGCATTTGCTTTGCTCAAGAGGAAATGTTACAGACTGCTTAAATAATAGCTTCTAGGGGCTTCTATGAGGCTTCTAGGGGATGCTATTTTGCATCTATCCTAACTTATGAGGTATTTTATGAGTAATACTCAAGCGTTTCTACAATCTGAGTTTTTAGACTGGTTCAATAACTATTTGACCGTTGACGTATTTGCCGAACATAGGGGAATTTCAACTAATGAGGCTAGAGTGTTGATTGAATTGGGTAGGTCAGTTCATGAGGCTTATGTTTCATTTGTTAGAGAATTGGAGGTAGCATGAAATATTATTTTTATACATTTGGCGTTTGCATATGCGCTGCTAGTCTGTTTTTATTGGTAAATGATTTATTCTTAGAGAATTTATCTAAAGGGGACACTATGGGGTTATCCCTAGGTTTTCTTATCATGCTGGTGTTTTTCGTAATTGAGTTAACCCGTATAGAACATGATGAGTAAGTGCGAACAACTGGGGGTTTGTCAGAGCCTGAAGCCCCTATGTGTCAATTGTCCCAATAAACCCCTTAAAACAACCCCTGCGCCCCTTTTGGGGGCTGGGTAAGGGGTAAGTGTGGGTAATAAAAATAATGCCTATAAAGCCTTATAAAGTTATCCACAGGCTAGATTGACCATATATGCATTCCTAATTATTAATCATAGATTAATAATTACTCAATATTGAGGGAATATATATATACAGGAAGATGTATTGAGTAAAATTGTATTGAGGTCTCTATATTGAAAACTCTATATAGAAGTCTCAATATAGAAACTCAATATAGAAAACTCAATATAGAGGTTCAATATAGAGACATACATATATTATATATAGTATGTAGTAGACTTAAACTTAAGAAAGTAGAACATGAAGATAGATTTTGGGGAGACCCATTTAGAAAAAGTAGAAAGACTAAGTAAGCCCCATAAGTGGTTTGCATGGTATCCCGTAGAGGTAGGACCCCATGACCATAGGTGGCTGGAGTACGTTGAGCGTACGTGTAGGCAGTCTACTTTATCGGTAGACTTTTGGTTTTGGACCTATAAATCAATACCCAAGACAGTTGGGGACTTAATTAAGGAGGGTAGAGAATGATAGAACTATTACTGAAACGTAGAGAAGAACTTAGGCGAAAGTATCGTAAAGATATGGACATAGAGGTAGCGTACAGACATAAAGAGGTGGAGCTACTAATCAAACGCTATCGTAAACAAATAGAACTAGAGGTAGACGCTGCAGGGTTCAGGGAAGAGCTGTGTAACCTGGTGGTCCTGATGGCTGGACTAGAACCCCTTTCACATTTAAACAACAAAGGAGAAAATAATTTATCTTAGACTAATCATCTAATGTTATCATCACATCGTCTTAACAGACATTTCCTAACTAACATGAAAGTACACAATACCATGCAAATAAAACTATGTATCGACTGCACCCACTATAGGCTTGACTCATTTGGCAAGGCCAGACACGGCAGATGTGCCCGTGACGACCATCCAAGCCCCGTAGACGGGTCTCATGTCCGTTTTGATGACTTACCCTACTGTGCCACTGAGCGCAAGGAATACACCTCAATAGACACTTGTCGTATTGATGCTAAATACTTTGTGGCAAAGGAGGTGACAGATGTCTGATTTCACTCCAGCAACACGTAATTCCGCTATCTGGTCAGGAGACTCTAGACGGGTCGCAATGGGTAAGGCTAACGAGGTTATTTTGACCAAGCAGGGCAAGATGGACATACCAGACTTGTCAGGCATAGAGGCAGTCCAGATGGGACACGTCATGGAACCCGTAATCGGTAACCTTGCCCAGTCTAAGCTCAAGGTAGAACTTAAGAAGGTGGAGGAGTCCCTCACACATCCTAAAGAGCCTTGGTTTCGTTCCCACTTTGATTTTGTAGGTACTGAAAATGGACAAACAATTCTGGTCGAATGTAAAAACTACGGCAGCCATCAGCGTAATAAGTTTGACGATATTTCTAATACCATTCCTGACGCTGATATGGCTCAGTTAGTCCACGAAACCGCAGTATTTGGTAACACACGTATTTACTTGGCAGTGTTGTTTGGTGGTTCTGAGTTTGTTATGTTCCCCTACGATATTTCTGACCAACAAAAGACTGAACTTATTCAGCAGATGGCTAAGGTCTGGGGTCATGTACAAGCAGGAACAACACTTCCGCCAGAGGATTTAGACCAAGTAAAGCTATTGTACCCGCAGGATGTCACAGGAACGGTCAAAACAGCCTCTATGAGCGTAGAAGAGGCTTGCAGGGCACTCAGGCACCTTAAAGACGAAATCAAGCTCCTAGAGGGGCGTGAGGAACAGTTACAGACCCTGGTAGCTGGGTTTATGGAGACTGCATCCAGTTTGCAAACTGTAGATGGTGCAGTGCTTGCCACGTGGAAGGCTGCGAAAGCAAGTAAGAGGTTTGACGCTAAGTTATTCCAGAGTGCTATGCCTGAGCTTTACGACCAGTTCGTAGTTGAGCAGGCTGGTTCTAGGAGGTTCTTAATAAAATGAAAGCATATCCAATCATGTACAAACACCCTACCACAGGGTTAATTGTGGCACACGAAGGCATGGAGCTTAGAGACTGGTTTGCAGGTCAATTTATTCCGTTGATATGTGAATATTCAGATAGAAACGGATGGGATTATGAAAATAACGCAAGAGTTTGTTATGCAATGGCAGATGCAATGATTAAACAAAGAGAGGTTAACCATGAATAATTTAGTACCACTACAAGACATTACACAAATGGCAGAGGTTGCAGCGTCTAGCAAGATGTTTGGGTTTAAGAATCCTCAAGAGGCTATGGCAATCATGTTGCTATGCCAAGCTGAGAATCTACATCCAGCAGTTGCTATGCGTGACTACCATGTGATTCAAGGTCGCCCAGCTCTCAAGGCAGATGCCATGTTAGCTAGATTTCAGCAGGCAGGAGGTAGCGTTAATTGGAAGGAATACACAGATGCGGTTGTCACAGGCATATTCTCTCACCCGTCAGGCGGGAGTCTTGAAGTCAGTTGGTCGTTGGCACAAGCAAAGAGCATCGGCATTGCGAACAAAGACAACTGGAGGAATTACCCCAGGGCTATGCTCAGAGCAAGGTGCGTCAGCGAGGGTATACGTTCGGTCTATCCAGGCTGTGTTGTTGGGGTTTATACGCCAGAGGAGATTCAAGACTTTAAACCAAGTAAAACGATTGACA